AAACCAATCCTGGAATAATAGCTGGTTGTAATGTTTGACTATTATAAAATTAATACTATGGGATTACCGAAATGCACAAAGTCTACCTTGTTATGCACAGATGCAAACAGTGAGTGTAATTATTTTTGTAAAATTATAATTTTATGTTTGACATGGTGCAGGCAAATAGACTATTTAATAAGTAGTTCTATTCAGAACAGTATTAACGAAAAACGAAACAAGAAAAACGAACAACGAAACATTAAGAATTTTTTCTTAAGTTCTATAGATGTTCTATTGGGCTTTAATTTAAAAATGTTAAGGAGTTAATACTATGAAATATAAAAATATAGATTTTACTATTGAGGATGTTTCAGTATTCGTTCCAGCTAAATCACTCTATAAGCAGACTTTCAAGTCTCCTATTGAGTTTAATAAGTATAAGAACGACCATGAGAAGACCTACATGTTTAGGCTCTTCAAGTGGCGTTTGGTGGTCTCTGTAAATAGGCTAATAGAATTAGCAGATGCAGGACTATATGAGCTGGACACAGAAGTGCAGGATACTGGTACTGAAGCCAATAAAATTACAACTTTAAAGAAGTAATTACGCTAGTTATTTTAGTAGACTAGCGTAGTTATTTTTGATAGGTATTATTAATGCAAGTGATTAGACTGAAAAATAATGGGTATGCTTCTTTTGGTGGTAGAAGCTTGATAACAACAACACCTTTTAATTCTTGCCTAACAAACAATAAAACAAACAAGGAGCAAATGATGGCTAACTTCGGTGAAGTGATGTCAAAGTTTTATAAGTTGGGTAGAAACAAAGAAATGGGAAATGGTTTATACCTACATACTTTGATGTTATTCCATTCGATGTGTCACCTTAAAGAGGGAGAAATGTCGGTGGAGAACGCAAACAAAAAGTTCGCAGATTTATATGGAACTTTTTTAAACTCTGCATCAATGAGTAGAAATTGTGCAGTGTTAGTAAAATTAGGCCTAGTAAAACTTTCAGAAAGTGTGCAAGACAGAAGACAAAAAGATGTCATGCTTACTACTGTTGGTCATAAATTTAGAGGCCTATTCAATAACCATAAAATAAAGGAGGCTATATAATTATGGGTATAAGTAAGACAGCAAATGGTAAGTTCAGAGTGTTCGTATCAGTAAAAGGTAGAGGTAGAAAAACTGCTACTTGTGATACGAGTGATGATGCACTTGCTAAAGAACAACAGCTTCGTAAAGCTTTGATTGATGGTAAGAATGTACCAGCAGGAAGAGCAACTACTGAAGCAACATTAGAGCAAGCTTGCGAAGCTTGTTATAATGACCCAGAGAGTGGGTGGAGAGATACTGAACATGGTAAAAGACAAAAATACTTCTTCAGTTATTTCTATTCCTTTTGGGGTAAAGATAAGTTGTTAAGAGAAATAGATAAAACTGAATGGTATAAGTTTACCGAACAGTTCTCTGAAACAGCTACAAATAATAGAAGGGCTTGTTGCATAAACAAAGTGTTCAGACACGCTTTGGAACAAGGTACTATAACAGCAGACAAATTGTTAAAGATACCTAGAAAAAAAGAAAAGCTAACAAGGCTTGCTATTTATACATACGAGCAAGAAGAAGCTATCTATCAACAGTGTAAAACTTTTGGTTTCCATGACTTGGAAGACTTTGTAAAAGTTCTTATAGATACAGGTTGTCGAGCTGAAGAAGCTATACAGTTTGCACCTAAAGATTTGCAAAAGTCTAAAGATGGTTGGACAGCTCATGTGTATAGACAAAAGACAGACACTCATACTTCGATTGGTCTAGCGACTAGAACAAAAGAAATATTGATGCGTAGGTCGAACATGAAAACATTCTTTGAGACCAGCTACAGGCAAATGACTTACAAGTGGCAGATGGTAAGACAGCAACTTGGACAAGCTGATAACAAAGACTTTGTGTTTCATACTTGTAGACATACTTGTGCTTCAAGGCTAGCTGAAGCAGGAGCTACATTTATGGAAGTTTGTGACTGGATGGGTTGGAGTTTCAATTCACCTGTTGCAAGAAGATATGTTCATTTCTTTCCTAAAGGTAAGATTAATATGGCAAAGAAACTGGATACATTAAGAGACGAGTTAAAAGTTGTCTCTGGTGGTAAAAGCTAGTAAAAATAATGTGCATCAATAGTGCATTTAAGTGCACTAGATGCAAAGCTTGAAGGAGGCGTAAGTGATTAAGTTAAGTAAACTAACATTAAATGATTTGTCGGTAGACTTAAAAGCTACAACCACAAATTACGCCTCCGAGTTATCTACACTGGCGTAGTAGAATACCTTATAAATCAAGCGAACTAATCAGTTGCATACTAAATATGTGATTGCTACGCTGTCGTAGTAGATGTGCACTTCAATGCACACAATCTACGAACAAAATATAAACACTAATGAGGTAATTATGGAAATAGACGCTAAAATATTAGAGAAATTTAACATTCTAAAAAAGAACGAGAATGTGCCTTCAACTCTACACGAAAAAATAGAGGCAGAAAAACAGCTGGAATTGGCGATGATTAAAAGTGGAATTAAAAGGTTCCATAAAACAATCAATAAAGCTAGAGCAAAAGTAAAAGAAAAAGATGGCAAGCAAAGAGAGACCACTGAAAGTACAACAGTATATGGTCAAGTCTTAATTCAAAGTGGCCTGGAGCCAATGAATAAAGCTATCAATAAATACTTTATCGAAGCATTTGATGGCCATGCTAAACGCTATGCAACTGAAGCTACACTGTTAGCTAAATGTTTACCTATTAAGGAAGTCCAAAATGATAATGATGAACGCTGGGCTAGTTTAAGTTTCATATCTTTGAAGGCAGTATTAGATAGTATTACTGTCTCATCTACACAAACAAAAGCTGTGCTTAAAATAGCTGGAGCTGTAGAGGATGAAGCTAGATTATTATACTTTAGGGAAAGTGATAATAAGACTTATAGCCAAACTAAAGAATGGCTTAAAACTAAAAACAACTACAGGCATAAAAGGAAGGTATTCCAATATGCTATGAATAAACACCAACTTGAGTATGCAGGTTGGTCTAAAGAAGAGAAGGTAAAACTCGGTAAATTACTTCTTGAATTATTAGCCAGTACAACTGGGTTTGTTAAACTCACCAGAACATACACTCTCAAAAACAAATCAATTGTTTATGTCCAGGCCACCGACAAGACTATGGAATGGATAGAACAGAAAAAAATCCACGCTGAAATACTTAAACCTTTTAGAGAACCTATGCTGGTTAAACCTAAAACCTGGGATGAAAACCCATATTCTGGTGGTTATTACATCAAGGATTTAAGGCCAAAGGAATTAAGTGCCACTGTAGGAGAACTCCACAATCAAAATCAACAATCTAACAATGAGGTAAAAGATGCACTATAATATGATTAAGAGAGGAACTAGGACTTACCTAGAAGAAATGGCTAACAAAGCCCACGAAATGCCAGAGGTTTATAAATGTATAAACACTCTGCAACAAACACCTTTTATAATTAATACTCCAGTATACCAGGTGATGAAAACGATACAGGACAAGGGATTGTCTGTAGCTGGTTTACCACAAGGTAAACTTCCACTTCCACCTAAACCACACGATATTGCTACTAATGAAGAAGCAAGGAAAGCCTACAGCAGGAAGGCTTTAGCTGTTCATAATTACAATGCAACAATAGATAGTAAGGCTTTACTTACAGAAAAAATATTTACTGTTGCAGATACTTATGAAGCATTTGCTGAATTTTATTTTCCACTTCAATATGATTGGAGAGGTAGAATTTATTGTGTACCAGAAGGACTTAACTATCAGCAGAATGATTTAGCTAAAGGATTATTATTATTTAGAAATGGTAAACCTTTAGAAAATCAAAATAATGTAGAGAGATTGATGGTGCATGGTGCGAATATGTATGGTCACGATAAAGATACATTAATGAATAGAATAAAATGGGTTGAAGATAATGAAAAATTTATTTGTCAATCTGCTGAAGACCCACACAATCACTATGAGTTTTGGGCTGAAGCTTCTGAACCAGTACAATTTTTATCATTTTGTTTTGAATGGAATAATTTTGTTAAAGGTGGAAAGAAACTGTCATTTATAACTAATGTAATTTGTTATTCTGATTGTACTAATTCTGGACTACAAATATTTTCTGCACTTCTTAAAGATGAAGCTGGTGGTAAAGCAGTTAATCTAGTTCCATCTGCTAGTGTTCAAGATGTATATGGTGAAGTTGCAAAAGCAACATTAGAATTATTACATCAAGAACCAGATAGTCAGCTAAAAGATATATGGTTAAAGTATGGAATAGACAGGAAGACTACAAAGAAAGTCACAATGTGTATTGTATATGGACTAACTCAATTCTCTTGTAGAAGATATATTCAAGAACACCTGGAGGAAATGGATGAAGATGGTACAAAAGATAATCCATTTTCAACAGACAGAAATCCAATACCAGGACAACCTAATATGTTTAAAGGTTCTGCGTATCTATCTAAATTAGTTTGGAAAGCTTTAGATAAAGTTATTGTATCTGCTAAAGAAGCGATGAAGTGGTTGCAACAAACATCTAAATTAGTTTCAGAGAATGGATTACCAGTTGTATGGACTACACCTACAGGGTTTATAATCCAGATGGTATGTCCAATATTAGAAACTAAAAGAATAAATACTTATATGGGTGAAAAAATATTCAGACCAAAATCTGGAACTTACACACCAGATATAAGAAAAACATCTATAGCAATTGAAACTAATAAAATAAACAAAGGCAAGGTTGCTAACTCAATAGCTCCTTGTTTTGTTCATGGATTAGATGGCGCTGTGCTACAGAGAGCAGTGTGTAAAGCTAATGACTATGGTGTCACAGACTTTGCCTGTGTTCACGATAGCTTTGGTGTATTAGCTACAGATGTAAACCTAATGAACCAAGCAGTGAGAGAAGCTTTTGTCAGTATTTTTGATGGAAAAAATTTACTTGAAGAATTTAAACAAGAGATAATCCCACAAGTTCACAAAGATAGTAGACATAAAGTTAAAGAAGCTCCAGCACAAGGAAGCCTGGAGTTGAAGAATGTATTAGGTAGTTATTATTTTTGTAGCTAATTAACTACGCTAGCGTCTTTAACAAGACACTATAGATGAATAGAAACTTCATCTGATTGGGTAGTCGAAAACAGTTATATGTTGTGTGCGAATTTTAACTGACTACCCAATTATTAAATCAATCAAACATACCTAGGAGGGTATTTATGCAAAAAGCAAAAACCTATACCTCTCCTTTTGGCAAAGCCATATATCCACATTTATCAAAATGCGATGTTAGGTTTAAAGCTGAAGGTGAGTATAAAGTAGACCTTGAACTTAATGAAGTACAAGCAAATGACATTCTAAAATTATTAAAAGAATATCAACACAAAGCTATTTCAGAGGCCAAGGATAAAACAGGTAAGAAGCAAATCAAAGAAGCTTCACTACCTTACAAAAAAGAAGATGATAAATTTATCTTCAAATTCAAAATGAAAGCCAGTGGTACAAATGGTAAAACTGGTGACACATTCAAACAAAGGCCAGCATTATTTGATAATGAATTAAAACCTATTAGTCCAGATATAACTATTTGGGGTGGTTCAATTCTTCGAGTAAGCTTTCAGCCATATCCATGGTACACGCCAGCGCTTGGTGCAGGAGTTTCATTAAGACTTAAATCAGTACAAGTAAAAGATTTAGTCGAAGGTGGAGGTCAGTCTGCTGAAGCAAATGGTTTCGATAAAGTCCATGGCGACAGCTCAATCAAAAACACAGGGTCGGAAGATGAAGTTTCGCAAGAAGTTTCCAGCGCAACCGACTTCTAAATTTAAGTCAAAGCTTGAGGAAGATTTTAATGATTATCTTATCCAGAAAAAAATTAAATTCGGATATGAAGATTATAAAGTATCTTACCTCAAGCCAGAAAAACCATCCAAATATACACCAGATTTTAATTGTCCAGCATTAGATACATATAAAATTATTTTTGAAACTAAAGGACAGTTCTTAACTTCCGACAGGAAGAAACATTTATTAATTAAACAACAACATCCAGATTTAGA